GTAAAGTTCGGGAAAACAATAACAAATGTTGGATGCAACTTTTACGAATTTCATTTAAATATACGCCAGAAGAAGCAAAGAAAATATTCCAGCAAATAACTGACAATGACGCTGAGATAAATAAACTATCAAAAGAATTATGCAAATGAATCAAATATATAAAAAAAACATTCAAGCATTAAAAAAAGTAAATCCTGATTTGGCAGATAAAGTAAACAAAGCTAAAAAAGAAGATTGGATTGAAATTAAAGAAGATAATTTTTTAATCAAAAAAAGAGCTAAGATAATTGAAGCATATCCGAAAGCGTTCAGGAAAGAATTAAACACACTTGGTAAACAAAAGATTTATCATAAAGACACTGCCACGATAATAATAGGTGTCGGACTTGGACATATGGTTTATCCCATTGTTAAGAAAATGGAAAAAGAACATCGGGTTATAATTATTGAACCGATAATGCAGCTTATTCAGGAATCATTTAAAATATATGACTTTTCAAAGTGGATAGAGAGTACGGATTTAGTATTTGCGACAACAAAAGAAGAAATAAATTTAACTATTGCGATGTTTGACGAAATTCTCTTTGTTCAGGACTGGGTAACAATAGCGGAATCTTACGTTATGAATTGTGAAGAATATGCGGAATTGATTTCTTATTCAATCGAGATAGTGGATAAACATCGATGTAATATCGGAACAGTAGCCGGAGCTGGATCGATACTCGCTGAAAATGACATTAAGAACATTCCGTATATAGTTAAACATCGGGGAGTTAAGGATTTAAAAGGATTGTTTAAAAATAAACCAGCCGTTTGTATCGCTACAGGTCCGGCAATACAGAATAACATACATCTACTCAAAGAAGTTCAGGACAAAGTGATAATAATAAGCATGGCGCAAGGATTAAGAATGTTACTTGCTTATGGAATAGTTCCGGATTTTATTACTACAGTAGATTACGGAGTTATAAATTATGAACATTTTAAAGGTTTGATGGATGAGAATATACCGTTAGTGGCTTTAAATCGTACTTATGCACCCATACTTAAACACTGGCAAGGTACAAAGTTCATAGCAGGAACAGCGGTTCCTGGGTATGAAAATACCGCTACAAAGATAATTGAAGATAAAGGGGTATTGGAAAGTGGTGGAAGCGTAAGTCATTTTTCTTTTCAACTTGCAAAACAAATGGGATGTAATCCGATTATATTCTTAGGTCATGGGTTTGATTTTAGCAGAGGCGTTTCACATACAAGTCAAGTAGACGCAGGCGGTGAGATTAAAGTTGAAAATGATATGGTAACATGGAAAGTTACCGATCCCAGGAGTTCAATAAAAGATAAAGATCAATTTCAAGGGCAATTGATTAAATTACCTGGTATTTACGGCAATCCGGCTACGATGAATGTTGGTCTTGCGTCTTTTGTCACTACGTTCGAAGAAATGTTTAAAACTTCCACTGAAAAGATTATAAACGCATCCGAAGAAGGTGTTAAAATGAAAGGTTGTATAAATATGACCTTTCAAAAAGTAATAGATAATTATTTATTAAAGACGATAGATAAAACCTGCTTTAATGATTTATTAACACCTGATCCAGATTATAAACAAACAATAAATAATTTAATCCCAGTATTAAAATCAGATATAGAAAATCTTGAAAATTTAATAGAGAAGTGCGATAAAGGACTTGAATCTGGCCGGGAGATGTTGGAAGCAGAAGTTAAAAAAGACTATGACAAAGCAGTAAAAGAAAATGAAAAATATTCAAAAGAAGCGCACGGATACGCACGGAAAAATCCTTTAGTTGGAGTATCGATATACGGAGCAAGCCGGAGGATAAAGTCAAGAGAGTTAAATGTTAAAGGCACTGTTAAACATATGTGGAAGAACAAAGAAGATATGGAAACAAGGGTAGAGCGGAATAAGTTAATTTTGACAGCGGCCAAAGAGTCGGCAGAGAAGTTAATTCCGATGTATCAGGAAGTATTGGACTTGTTTAAGAAGTATGAGAAAACCGGTGATGAATTATTATTGCAATATCCGATTAAAGAAAAAATAAATTTAAGAGATGTAAATAAATATTTTAAAGTTGGCAACTGGTCGCATCCTTTAGTTGATGCAAGAAAAAAAATAATGAATAATCGTAAAGGAATATGGGATACTATAAAATTTGAATTAAGATTAAGAGAATATAATGTATTAGAAAGAGCGTGCGAAATGCGTCAAAAAGCTATAGATGATGCAATAGATAGGGAGTTCAAGGAAAGGCGGCAAGATAAACTTGATTATTATGAATACGTAGAAGAAGCGCAAAAACTTGGTAAAGATCATAGAAAATTTAAAGAATCTTTAAGATTGCTGGGAAAGGCTATTAAATTATTTCCTGAAAAAAAACTTGCAAGGTGGGGCAGGGCGTCTACAATGTTAAAGTTAGACGACGACAGGGCAGTTAAAGAATACGAACAGTTAGTTGTCGAATTTCCGGACGATATCAGGCTTAAATTTGAATGCGGAATAGCATTGGTTTATACTGATTTGTTAAAATCTTTGGAATATCTTGAAGACGTTATAAGCAGAACCCGTGAATATGATTATTTTTTAAGAAACATGGGTGAGCTTTATTTAATGGCAGATGATAAAAAGAAAGCAATTGAAGCATATAAAAAGTATTTGAAAGTTTTTCCAGCAGATGAAAAAACCAAACTAAAACTACAAGAGGTTAAAAATGATGGAAAAAAAAGTTAGTGAAATATTCGATATTTGGGAATTTATATCAACACTCAGTAAGAATGCCGAAGTACCATCTTTTAAAGGTCGTTACGCAATATCAAGAGCTTATGAGAAATTAAAAGCATCAGTACAGCCTTTAATTGATGAAAAAAACAATCTTCTCAAAAAATATTATGAAATATTGCCGAATGGTCAGACTGGTAAAATATTAGAAGATATGAAAAAAGAAGATTTTGAAGAAGAATTTAAAACTTTTTCAAATGAGTTGATAGAAGTTGATGTTTTTCAGATTAAATTAAGTTATCTTGAAGATGTAAAAGTATATGATCTAAAAGGTAATCAAATATCAATGCCGGCTATTTATTTTAATGTACTTGACGATTTTATAGTGGATGATACTACAGAAAATGGAATATAAAGGATTTATAGGAACTTATGAATATGATTGTGAAAATTATCTATTTTATGGCAGTATAATTGCAGATAAAATAATATCATATGAAGGCAGGACTTTAAAAGAAATTGAGATAGATTTCAAAAGAGCTGTTGATGAATATTTAAAAAACAAAGGAGAATAATATGTATTTACCAATTGAAAAAATACTTAAAGGCGAAGAATATAGAAGAGAAGAACAGGAAGGAAACAAAATTTACCTTGGGAAGAAAAAAGCAATAAAGAATGATGAAGTAATTGAAATTGAAGCCATTATGATGGAAAACATTGCTTCGGGCGATAAATGGATATGGACACCATCACATAAAGACTTGATTGCAAATGATTATGTTAAAGTCGATAAAGCTAAAAAATGATTTATTGTAAGAAATTAAAAAAACGAATAGAACTAAAAGACTGTTCTAACTGTAAAGATAAAGGATTTACTAAAACAAAAGACTGCCAGGAATGGAATATTGATATTTTAGATATAACTGGAGGTCAGGAAGATGAAAATACAACAAACAAATTTAAAAATTATTGGTAATGCTAAGCCAGAACCGTTTCATATTATATTTTCTGATCCTGAAAAAGATATGAAAATAATTTATAGTTTAAATCATACAACAAACATATTAACAATATTGCCAAATACTGAATATGAAACAAAATTTTTAATTAAAAAACAAATTAGTAAAGTAAACAGTTTGCATTCATAAACAAACAAAACACTTGACATAATATTTTCTTTTACCTATTATAGTAAAAAATAGATAATGGAAGAAATATGTCTATAAAAGAACCCACCGAAAAATCTGCATTTGATAAACTTAATAACAGACAAAAGATATTTGTACTTGAATATGTAAAAGACTTAAATGGTACTCAGGCAGCTATAAGGGCAGGATATAGCAAAAAGACTGCTGTTAAAATAGCATCCGAAAACCAGACAAAACCGGATATAAAAGCTGCGATTAATGAAAAAATAACAGAGATTCTTAACGATAAAGAAGAACTTATACTTAAAACTCAAAGAGAGCTTGAATGTCTGGCTTTTTCTGACATGAAAGATTATGTTGATTTCGATGACGAGAATTACAGATTCAAAGTTACTAATGAATCAGACACAAGAGCTATAAAGTCCATTAAGATTAAAAGAAGATTAGAAAAAGGAAACAATGAAAAGGTATTTGAAGTTGAAGAAATAGACTTTGATTTACATGGAAAAAAGGGTGCGCTTGATAGTTTGAAACAAATGTTAGGAATAGCGGATAAATTAGAGATTAGTCCGATATCATTGATTTACTTAGATAAAGAAGATGAGAACCTATGAATAATAATACTATTAAACGAACATTTGTTAAAATAGAAAAACAACATCAGGCAATTAGATTGATGTCTCAATTTAATGAGGTGTTATTGGAAGGGGGGAGTAGAAGCGGTAAAACTGCTATTGAAATATATGCAATAATAGCGCGTGGATTAAAATATAAAGAATCAAAACATGTAGCTGTCAGGAAACATTTTAATCATGCCAAAATAGCGTTATGGTTTCAAACTATACCTCAAGTATTTAAAATGGCATTTCCCGGAATTAAATATAAAGAAAACAAGACAGATTGGTTTATTGAATTCGGAGAGGGTTCTCAATTGTGGATTGGCGGTACTGACGATAAAGAAAGGATTGAAAAAATACTTGGTACTGAGTGGGCTACAATATTATTAAATGAAATATCGGAACAATCATACAATACATATGAATTATTAAAAACGAGGCTTAATCCCGGGAAAGGAGTTAAGCCTTTATTTTTGATGGATCAAAATCCGCCTAAAAAAAGTCATTGGTCATACATTAAATTCCATCAATTACTTAATCCTGAAAATAAACAGCCGTTATCTGAAGACAATAAAAGCAGACAATGTTTTCTTTTGATGAATCCGCTTGATAACAAAGATAATTTAAACGAATCTTATTTGCAAACGCTTTATTCATTATCGGAAAGTAAAAAGAAAAGATTTTTAGATGGCCAATACGGAGACGATAAAGAGGGAGCGTTGTGGAAAAGTGAATGGATAATTGCAAATAGGTATCTTGAATATCCTGATAATATCAGCAGGTTGGTTGTTGCGATTGACCCGAATGTAACAGAAGATAAGAAAGTAACCGAGAATACGGATGAAGCTGGAATTATTACAGTTGGAATTTTTAAGATTGACAAAGAAGATCATTATATCGTAAAAAGAGATGATTCTACTCCGGGTCTTTCATGGGGTGAAGTTTCAAGACAAGTTTATAAAGAGGAAAAAGCAGACAGGATAATAGGTGAAGTTAATCAAGGCGGAGATTTGATCGAAATGAATGTTCGCAATTACGATAAAACAATTGCTTATGAATCTGTAAGAGCAACAAGAGGAAAAAATATAAGAGCGGAACCTGTAGCTGATTTATACAGACGTGGATATGTTCATCATTACGGAGAGTTCCCGGATTTAGAAGATGAATTGACAACATGGGTTCCAGGTGAGGGGAGATCACCTAATAGGCTTGACGCTTTAGTTTGGGGAATAACATATTTAATGGGTGGAGTTGAACCAAGAATAAGAACTGCATAAAGGAGAAATAAAATGGCATTAACAAATGAACACATAGGATTAAAACGGTATCATGAAGAAATAGAATATGGATTTTTTGGAGCGAATGGAGCAATATCGGACGCTGTCGCGCCTGGAGTTCCATGGAAATTAAGAACTGTAAAAATACATGTATCTTCTAAATTTCTTAGTGTAGAATATTTAGTATTAAAGTTAAGTTCCGGATTAAGATCGGAATATAATACTGTATTATATAGTGCTAATTTTAGCGATACACAGGATTTATTTATATATTATTCGGAACCGATTCAATTTTTATCAGATGATCAATTGTTATTTGAATTGTCAACAGTATCCGGTGTAAACGTAATTGGTTTTCAATTTGATACATGGGCGGCGAGGGGATAAATGCTTGTAGTCAAAAATGGAGTTGATCCGATAACGGAAATTTTACATGTAACAGATGATGAAATAGAACATCATATCCACAATAAAGAGAGATGGGTAGGAAATGGAGCTACTGAAGATTCCCTCACGCCATATACATTAACGAGCGGCAATGGAGTTTTTGGAACTGAAACTTTGATACTTGATACCGGGGATACTCCTATACAATCAGGAAAAAGATTTTTTGATTTTAATAAAATGGAAGTGATTTCCGTATCAAGTGCTACTGTGTATGTAATAAGGATAATTTACGGAACGGGAACTGTAGCCGCTGCTGAATCCGCAGGGCAGTATACTACGTTGACTATGATAGCGACTGGAATTGGCGCAAATATAAGTGGTTTCCCTATAGAAATTAGAATGCCGAGATTAGCAGTAGGTAATAAAGTATGGGTGAAAATAAAAAATGCTACGAATTTAGCAACCATTACAGCTTTATTCGGACTGCATGAATATGACGATTAAGGAGAAAAGCAATGGCTATAAAATATTTTTGCGATAGATGTGATGATGAGATGACGCAAGCAAATTATAATACTTTTATAAATACATATCCTTTGCATTATAATTTAGGATATGTCTGGTGTGATGATTGTAGAGTTGAAGTAGAAGACGGGTTAGAATTATTAAACCAGGAATTTACAGAGGAAGACGGTAAATTAGATACCTGGATAGATGCACAGAAAACAGATTTATATACTAATGAAAATTGGTCATATACTCCATATACAAATTAGGTAGATAAATGGCAGATAGAACATTAACGGTATCATTTGAAGATCAGTATGATTTTACTTTTGATTCTGATATAATTGAAGTTATATCGGATGTAGCCAAGTTAAAAGATTTGCGTCCTACGTATGCTACGTTTTATGATTCTTTTACTGGTGCAAGTAATGCGAATTGGGGTGGAGGCACTCTGACAAGAACATTGGCCGGCGGGGCTACTATATCAGGTGATGAGTTGATATGTACCGGGTTCGACGGTAAATATGCTTCGTATTCTGCTACAGATAACGGGGATTCTGCTCAAACCGGATGCATACGGGTTAGATTTAAACCCGGGTATACGGGAAATCCGGCAAGTACGAATTCGATAGTGAGTATAGTTGATAGCGGATTAAACAATCTTATTAGATTGACACATTCAAATGCTGGAAATGTGGAATTATTTATGGCAGATTATACAGGGGGTCTAATTTTAAGTGTAGTTTTTGGATCATGGTCTCCGGTTGCCAGTACGTATTATGAGTTTGAATTAAATTATGATATAACAAACGGAGCTACCAGTTTATTTATCAATGGCGTACAATTGGGAACAACCCGTTCCGGTTCTGGTACAAGGTTGAGTTCTGGAATAACTAACATATTATTGGGAACAAGTTATCAAGGAACAGAATTAACAAATAATACATACTCTCATTTACTGATTTTTTCCACAGTACAACATACGGCAAATTATACGCCAAGTGCATGGGGGAATGTATCAGAAACTATATATGATATAACAGTTCCCAAAATATATAATGATACCATATTAAGACATCAAGGAATAACTTCACTTGCAAATGTAGTTTCAGTATCAGGAAGTGATCTTGTTTATTATACAATTAGTAAAGATGGAACCGAATATTATTATGACACGGTAAATGAGGAATGGGCTATTACAACAGGATATCCGGATGTTAATACATTAGCCGAAATAAATGCTAATGTTGATACGTTAATAACAGACGGACTTGGTGTATCAAGTTATATAAATGTGTATCTGTATAGTGATGATGGAAGCACTACTCCAGAGATAACAAGTTATACAGTAGTTTATGATTTTTATGGAGCTGCAATTGATGACGCCACTTTATGTACTCTATATGGATATGTCAGAGATAATGGAACCGTTTTATCCGGGGCTACTGTGACAATATCTCCATCTTTAACGGTTGCTGATTATGGCGATGATTCATCCGAAGTATTAAAAACTTATAAAAAAACAACAGATGCCAATGGATACTGGGAACAAGATTTAGTTGAGACTACAAATATGGATGTGACTTATGATATTACGGTTCATTATGTTTATTCGGATGGAACCGTGTATCATAGAGAATTTAACAATATAGTAATTCCAAATCAAGATAATGTGAATGTAGCGGAGTTGATATGAATTTAAAATTTTGGCAACGGGAAAAGAAACAATCAAGAGTTGGCGTGTTAATCGGAGGCATGTATCCCGGAGGTACGGTCTGGTCTGATAAAAATTATCATACTTTCGCCAAAGAAACATACATGAAAAATGTGATAGCATATAGGTGTATTGATTATATAGCTAAAAGCGTATCTTCAGTGCCTTATGGTCTTTTCAAGACTTTGCCGGATGGTGAAAGAGAGCAGGATTTTAATCATTCATTTAATATGATACTGAAAAGAGCAAATCCCAGAACTTCATGGATGATGTTGGTTTATTCGCATATTTCTTATTTTTGCATGTCAGGTAATGCTTACATGGAGAGAGTTAAACCGGAAACAGGCCCGAATAAAACGGAAGTTAAAGAGCTTTTTACACTCAGACCAGACAGAACGCAAGTAAAAATAAATGAAAGTACAGGCCAGATATCAGGGTATGTTTATTCTCTTAATGGGCAGGAAGTATTATTTCCTGTAGATCCTATTACATTGCAATCCGATATATGCCACATGAAAACATTTAATCCGTTAAATGATTTTTATGGGATGGCGACTACGGAACCAGCTGCAAGAAAAATTGACACATCGAATAGTATGGATTCATGGAATAAGAATCTTACGGATAATTATGGACGGCCAGGGCTTCTTTTCATGTACGAAAACGAGCTTGGAGACGAACAATATAAAAGGCTTAAAAAAAATCTTAAAGAAGAAGTTTCTGGTTCTGCTAATGCCGGGAAAAATTTAATACTTGAAGGCATTAAAGACGTAAAACCGTATGGATGGACTCCTGCTGAACTTGATTGGATTAAATCAAATCTTGAATTGGCAAGAGGAATATGTATAGGCTGGGGTGTCGCACCGCAGTTAATAGGAATCCCGGATACATCAACATATTCAAATTTTCAAGAAGCTCGTACCGCTTTTTGGGAAGAGACGGGACTTTGGTATGTGCAGTTTTTCACGGGGGAGATGGATGCATGGTTATTTCCGGAAGAAGAATTACAGTTTGATTATATGCTTGATGATGTCCCGGCATTTCAATACAAGCGGGACAAACTATGGGAAAGAGCCGAGAAGTCTAATTTTATTACAACAAATGAAAAGCGCGCAATGGTCGGATTTGATCCAATAGAAGGCGGTGATGTTATTTTAGTTCCAGCAAGTATGATACCTTTAGGAATGACCGAGGAAACGGAGAACGATATAGAAGATGAAGACGAAGAGGCAAGAAACGCATTGTTAAATCAAGGATTGTCAGATGATGAGATACGGGAGATAATAAATGCTTGAAGAAATATTTAAATTGTTTAAAGGTTGGAATGAACAAAAACCGTATCAGAATGAACATGCTTGCAGACTTGCTGAACCTGGGCAATTTACAAGTTTTAGAAGACAGAATAATTGGCGTAAACATAATGGCAAAAGAATTGATGCTATATTTGGAATTAAATCGGGTAAAACCAAATTGCAAGCAATGAGAATGCCGAAAGATCAATGGTCTGTAAGTGAAGCAAGAAATTATTGCAGAAAAAATAATGGGAGGTTTGATGCGGCAGGATGATTAAAATAAATATTAAACAAAAAGATAAATTATCACTATTTAAGAAAATGAAAGATTCTATTTTGACAGTTAAAATAAAATGTGAGAAAGAACGGGTTAAAAAGATATATGAAGCAATAGAAAAAGCTATCGGGGATGTTAAGTGATTGATATTACAAGCAACATAGCGAAACAAAGACTTTTAAGAGAAATGACTTTATTACAGCAAAATCTTGAAAGAAGTTTTTATATTTCTATCGGGACGATATTATCAAGACAATTCAGAAAAGCCGCTAAGTTAATTGAAGAAACAAGAATAAGTGATTATGTATATGCGGTAGATAGTGAAAGAAATAATTTTATCGAAGCGATGAGAAAACAATACAGAAAAATAGGAAATGTGTTTTTTGACAGACTTTTCTCAGATGTTCAGAAGATGTCAATTAGATATGAATTTAAGAATTATGAAAAAAAAGACTATATTGACGAATTCTGGAATAGTATGAATTCTTATATAGGAACCGAAGCATTAAAAAAAGTTCAGTGGATGGATGA